GTACTATACAGAGCGCAAACAAAATATCCTCCTAGTTGTTCCAACGACATCTCTGGTAGAGCAGATGTATAAGGACTTTGAGGAGTATGGATGGGACGCTTCATCGTATTGCCATAAGATTTATGCTGGTCGTGAACGAGAGGCAAAAGCACCTGTCGTTATTACTACTTGGCAATCTATCTATAAGTTAGAAAAGAGTTACTTTGAAAGATTTAATGTAGTCATTGGTGATGAAGCACACCTGTTCAAAGCAAAGTCTTTGACACAGATCATGACAAAGTTACATCAAGCAAAATATCGTTTTGGTTTTACTGGAACTCTTGATGGAACTCAAACTCATAAATGGGTGTTAGAAGGACTGTTTGGTCCATCTTATAAATTGATTCGTACAGAAGAATTAATGAATAAGGGATACCTTGCAAAACTCAATGCAAAGATCCTTTTACTTAAGCATGATGAGAGAGTTTTTGATTCCTATCTAGATGAAATCGAATACTTGATTAAGCATGAACAAAGAAACAACTTCATTAAAAATCTTGCTATTGATCTCCCAGGTAATACTCTCGTTTTGTTTAACAGAGTCGAAGATCATGGTAGGGTACTTTTCGATTTAATAAATACAAATATTGAGACCAATCGAAAGGTCTTCTTTATTCATGGAGGGGTCGATGTTGAGGACAGAGAACTAGCCCGTTCCATTATCGAAAACGAAAAAAACTCCATCATTGTTGCCTCTTACGGAACATTTTCCACAGGCATCAACATCAAGAATTTACACAATGTAATCTTTGCCTCTCCTTCAAAATCAAGGATAAGAAATCTCCAATCAATTGGGAGAGTGCTAAGAAAAGGTGCAAATAAGTTTAGTGCAACTTTATACGACATTGCAGATGACTGCACCTACAGATCAAAAAGAAATTACACATTGAATCATCTCATCGAACGCATAAAAATTTACAACGAAGAGAAATTTCATTATGACATGGTAACCATCAATCTGAGGAAAAAAGAATGACTGAAGAGTTTTACGCAAGTATAAAGTTGGTCTCTGGAGAAGAGTTATTTGCAATTACTTCTGCAGAAGAACATACCCTGATCCTGCAAGATCCAGTTTGTATTCAACCTGTTCATGGACCTAGGGGTTCTTATATTAGAGTGGAACCATGGATGCATGTTCCAAACGATCAGTTTTTCTTCATCGATAAAGATAAAGTCATCACAATGACAGAAGTTGATGAAGACAATGATATGGTTGACTACTACATTAACTATCTTATTGATCAAGCTGAAGATAGAACAAGTGGTGGAATCAGATCCGTAGGTGGTAAAAGAGTAAGACCCTCCGAAAAGATGGGTTACTTAGGTAATGTAACAAAAGCAAAAGAAAAATTAGAATCTCTATTTAAACTGGAGCAAGACCCGAAAGCAGGGATTGCTACTCATGTATAATCTTAAAGATTAAAGCTAAGCTATAGTTTCTCTGAACTTCGACAAAGTTATTCTACTCATGAGTGACACCTTTGTCAAGCTGTGCTATAATGTATACACGAATTAACACACAATATGCCCAAAAAGAGATCGGAGCACTATGTAAATAACAAAGACTTGCTAGACGCAATGGTGGAGTATCGCATCAAGTGCAGGAAAGCAAAGGAAAAGGGTACTCCACCACCTCCGATCAGTAACTATTTGGGCGATTGTTTTTTGAAGATCGCAACACACCTTTCATACAAACCCAACTTCGTGAACTACATGTTCAGAGAGGATATGATCGGTGATGGAATTGAGAACTGCGTTCAGTACATACATAATTTTGATCCTGAGAAATCTAATAACCCGTTTGCATATTTTACTCAGATCATTTACTATGCTTTCCTTCGTAGAATCCAAAAGGAGAAGAAGCAGTTAGAAATCAAAACCAAAATTATTGAGAGAACTGGTTATGATCAAGTAATGGTTGTTGAAGATGGTGCAAACGGCATGGCAAGTGACTATAATACGATCAAAGACAACATTCAGTACAGGACAAGTCGATGACCCAACCTTATCCAGACTACATGTTTGATGAAGCAGAAGAGCGTGAGACTGATAATGAAAATGAATACTGGCGTAAAAGACTTCGTGATTTAGAAAAAGGTACTGAAGATGAAAATCGCAATCATCACTGATCAACATTTTGGAGCAAGAAAGGGTAGCAAACTCTTTCATGACTACTTTGCAAAATTCTACGATGGGACTTTTTTTCCTACGCTTGATCGAGAAGGTATCACAACTGTTATCGATATGGGCGATACTTTCGACAATAGGAGAAGCATTGATCTCTGGTCTCTTAAATGGGCTAAAGAGAATTACTACAACCGTCTCCGCGATATGGGAATTACTGTGTACACTGTTGTGGGTAATCACACTGCCTACTACAAAAACAATAACTCAGTTAACACAGTTGATTTACTTTTACGAGAGTATGATAATATCGTCCCTATCACTGACTATGCCGAACATGTAATTGGTGGAACTAAGTTTGCTTTCATTGCTTGGATTAACAAGGAAAATGAACAGCAGACAATGAATGCCATTAAGAAGAGTAAGGCAAAGGTTGCGGTTGGTCACCTTGAATTGAACGGGTTTGCTGCTTATCGTGGCTTCACTCAAGATCGTGGATATGAAGCAGATTACTTGAGAAAGTTTGATCGTGTCTTTTCTGGACACTATCACACTCGTAGTAGTGATGGTCAGATCTTCTATCTCGGAAATCCTTACGAACTGTATTGGAATGATGTCAACGATCCCAGAGGATTTCATATCTTTGATACTGAGTCATATGAGTTGACCCCAGTTGATAATCCTAACCACATGTTCTATAACATCTACTATGAGGATACTCCCCATCAGATGTTCAATGCAGCAGAATATGCTGGTAAAATTGTAAAGGTAATCGTTCGTAAGAAAACTAAACCCAAAGATTTTGAGAAATTTATTGATAAACTTTACACCGTTGGTGTTGAAGAATTAAAGATCATCGAGAACTTTGATTACAACCAAGGTTGGTTGCATGGAGAAGAATCCGAAATCAGCGAAGAAGAAAACACTATTTCTATTTTGAATAGATATATTGAAGAAGCAGAAGTGGAGATTGACAAGTCTAAAGTCAAAACACTTTTTGGTTCCCTATACACTAAAGCGTGTGAAGTTGAGTAATGTTTCTGCTGTCGGAAAAAAATAAAAAAGACGAAGGTGCTTACGCTGTAAAAGATAAGAGTGGTGATAAAGTTCTTTTCATGTTTGAAGAAGAGGACGACGCTGAAAGATATGCCATGCAACTAGAAGAAGATCATGGCGTAGAGATGATGACTGTTGAAGTTGACGAAGAGGTTGCAATAAAAGCGTGTGAGATGTATAATTACAAGTACACTATTATTACCTCTGAGGACATTGTGATCCCGCCATTTCAAGATGATAACATTTGAAAAACTTAGATGGAAAAACTTTCTCTCTACTGGAGACCAGTGGACTGAAATCGCTCTGAACAAATCCTCAACTACTTTAGTTGTTGGAACTAATGGTGCTGGTAAATCGACAATGCTTGATGCGTTGTGTTTTGCTTTGTTCAACAAACCGTATCGTAAGATTAACAAACCTCAGTTGGTGAACAGTACCAACGAAAAAGGATGTTTGGTAGAAGTTGAGTTCTCAGTCGGTCCCAAGCAATATGTCGTTCGTCGTGGTATCAAACCAAATGTGTTTGATATCCTGGTAAATGGTGAAATGAAAAATAAAGAGGCAGATGATCGTGCCAATCAGAAGATTCTGGAAGATCAAATCCTCAAACTAAATTATAAGTCTTTCACTCAGATTGTTATCCTGGGTAGCAGTAACTTTGTGCCGTTCATGCAACTCGCCCAGGCGCACCGTAGAGAGGTCATTGAGGACCTTTTGGATATTCGTATCTTCTCTGCCATGAACAACATCCTCAAGGAGGAAATACGGCAGTCTAAGGAGGTTATTAAGAGTCTGACCTTGAAGAAAGAAAATGTCAAGGATAAGATTAAGATGCAAGAAGGTTTTATTGAGGACCTTGAAAATCGTCACAAAACTAGAATTGAAGAAGATAAACTAAAGATTGAAAAACTCTGCTTTGACTCTGGAGTTCTTAATACAAAGAATGAGGATATCTCTAAAAAGATTGAATCCTTAACTGAAGAGATGGAGTCTGTCAAAAATTCCACACAACAACTTCGTAAGTTGGGAAATCTTAGAGGCAAAATTTCACAGAAAGTTACAACGATTACTAAAGAACATCAGTTCTTCACAGAGAATACGGTATGCCCCACTTGCACCCAATCGATTGAGGAAGAATTCCGTCTAAATAAAATTACAGACGCTCAAAATAAAGCAAAGGAACTCAGAGAAGGTTTTACAAAACTGGAGGAGTCGATAAAGGAAGAGGAAAACAGAGAGCGTCTTTTCACTAAACTGTCCTCGGAGGTTACGAATCTAACGCATGACATTTCTCAAAACAATGTTCGGATTGCTGGGTATCAGCGACAGGTCGGAGATCTACAATCAGAAATTCAAACTCTTACCAGTCAGCTACAAAACAGAAATTCTGAGCATGAGAAGTTAGAAGGATTCAAGAATGATCTTCAGGTAATTTACGGTAAACTTGCTGATAAAAACGAGGAAGTAAAGTATAACGACTTTGCTTATTCACTGCTTAAAGATGGTGGAGTCAAGGCAAAGATTATCAAAAAGTACTTGCCTCTTATCAACAAACAAGTTAATCGTTATCTTCAGATGATGGACTTTTATATTAACTTCCATCTTGATGAAGAGTTTAATGAGACCATTCAAAGTCCTGTTCACGACAACTTCACTTATTCCTCATTCTCTGAGGGGGAGAAGATGAGAATCGACCTGGCACTTCTTTTCGCATGGAGGGAAGTTGCCAGGTTCAAAAACTCAGCAAACACAAACCTCCTCATCCTAGATGAAGTCTTTGACAGTTCTCTTGATACTGTTGGTACAGACGAATTTACTAAGATTATTAGGTATGTCATTCAAGACGCTAACACCTTTGTCATCTCTCACAAAGGAGACATGCTCGATAAGTTTAATAATGTGATTGAGTTCACTAAAAAAGGCGGATTCTCTTTTAAGAACGAAAAGAATGTGGTAGAATCCTAGGTCAATCCATCGCCATAGGGCAATGAACACGCCAAACTGGCAGCACCATTCTAAAAAAGAACAAAAGCGCCACTTAAAACCTCAAGCATTGAGGCAAGCAAAAGCAAGGCTAAGACAATTTAAAAAGCGTCACACCAAGACCTCCGACCAGCGTCGGGGGTCTTATAATAGGTGCATACAGGAGGAGATCCATGCTGCACGAAGTCAAAGGCAAACTTGCTAAACTGCTCGCTACCGAGAACCTTCTCATCGAGCATCGCAATGTGGAGACCGCTCAGTTCGATGTTGTGCGTCGCGTCTTGACTTTGCCAGTATGGAATATCTCGTCCGAGTCTGTTTATGATCTTCTCGTCTCGCACGAGGTTGGTCATGCACTGTTCACAGACTCCCGTGATTGGCAGAAGGAAGATAAGTGGAAAAATGTCCCCCACAGTTTTGTCAATATCACTGAAGACGCTCGCATCGAAAAGTTGATGAAGCGTCGTTATGCTGGTCTGAACAAAACTTTTTCTCGTGGATATAGTCAACTTCAAGATCAAGACTTCTTTGAACTAGAAGGTGTAGACT